AGAAAGGAGGTGAATATCATGGCTATACTTCAAAGTACGCTGAGTGACGACATAATTTCGCGGCAAGAACGATCAGTTCTCCGTGGCGTTAATCGTGCTGCCCAACTGAATGAAGGGATACTTGCTATTGATAAAGTATTACATACCTTATCTTCAGCTACCACGCCGGCGGTAAACAATTCCGTCGAGCTCGGTATTCTGCAGAATAAGGATGACATACTCATCATAAAACAGTATCTCATCGAACAAGTTGTTGCGGCACTCGTTAACACCAGGGTCCCTGGACGCAATGCCCGAAAAGGTTCGGAACTCGAGGTCCAATGAAACTATGGTCTTGATTTACATCACCTCCATACTAAAGGCTGAACAGGAGTCCATCTAACTTGAGAGTGTAACGACTACACTTTGATTGAGTAAGAATCCAAATGCGAGCTTGTTGGCTCGGAAAGGACCATTACATGAACTCTTCACAGAGTCCACAATCGGGGTTGTCATTACGTCTCTCTGTAGTAGGTGTTCCAACTTATACGATAAATCCATTCGTGGATCTATTGATTAAGTGGACGACTTGTAGCGGGGAAGAGTGGACGGTTAAGAGGTGCAAATCTCTGAAACTTACACTGATCCAGCTACGCTCGAACTCTCCTGTGACGACTCCTTTAGCAAGGAATCGTCGTGGTGAGATCAAGGGCGTTATTGGTAGCTTGATGAGATGGGCCTTGAAATCCGATAAGAACTTTATTAAAGTTCTTAACGCCTTCATGGCTTACACTCACTGGACTTCTGTTAATGTAACAGAATCCCAGAAGATTAAGTTCTTACAAGCTGTCAACGCTAATCCGGTATCACTACCGGATAACTTTGTCCGTAGTTTGAGACATACGGCAAAGTCAGTCATCCGTGGACGCACCATTCGTGGCGTGCCTCAGTCCCTGATCTTTTGGCGAGGCTCTCCTAACAAGAGAGCACCGTTACCGAGATTCGGGCCAGTACCTCAGTCTAAGTTAATGTTATTCGAGAGTTTTCTCGTTGACAATACTAAGACTTGGAATCATATTCAATCCTTATGGCATGAGATTTATTCTCATGTCTTCAAGGGAATCGACATCCGCAGATTTTGTGAATCTGCTCATACCGATGATATTGATGATGGTCCCATGGTTGCTGGTGAGGTCCACTTCCTACAAGAGCCGGGTTACAAGATGAGAAGCATAGCTTCACCCTATAGACTATTTCAAGTGGCTTCACAACCACTGAAAGAGGATCTAGGTCATCTTGTACGATCGCTTGAGTGGGATTGTACCCACGATCAAGGCAAAGCACTACCATATGTTCAAAGTCATCTATCAAAAGGAGAGATAGTCTATTCTGTAGACCTATCTTCTGCGACAGATTATTTTCCATATGAGCTACAGCAGGTGGTATTGGAAACCATCTACGGCAAAGACAATCCTTATGTTCGTTTATTTCGAGATATTTCTCGATCTAACTGGCATAGTGATATGGGAGAAATTGTTTGGAAGAAGGGGCAACCCCTTGGGTTTAACCCTTCCTTCTTCACTTTCACTCTAACTCATGGTCTTGTGTTGATGACTCTTCTTCGGAAGCGTCATAAGCATTATAACCATCAGTTCTTTGTTTTAGGAGACGATGTTATAATCATGGACAAGCAATTGTTCATCGACTATAAAACGTTTCTTAATATAGCGAAGTGCCCCTATGCACCTGACAAGACATTAATTTCCTCCGAACTTGCTGAGTTCGCTGGAAAGGTTATTACATCAGATAACTGTTATCCACAATTAAAGTGGAGAAAAGTTTCTGATGATAATTTCCTTGATCTTGCTAGGTTAATAGGACCGAGGATCCGGCTCCTTCTTTCGAAGAAGCAAACCGAAATCCTGGATGTGTTTGCACACATCCCTGATTTCATCCATCCCCTTGGACTTAATTGGTCTTTTCCAGGTTCAAACCTAGAAGTGATGATTAAGTTGGGTTTGGAGTTTGACTTCAACGAACGAGTGTTGGACTCCCTCACAGGTCTAAGTAAACATGTCCATGACCAGCTTTACGCTGATTATGGAACGTCTACAAACGATCTACTTGCATATGTCAATTCTGACATGTGCAAGGAGGAAGTTTCAACCTTCGACGAGAAGGTTAAGTCTGTATTCCTTCGGCTTGGTTATGCTCGTAAAAACTACGAGTATTTCCTTGAAAGCCTAAAGGATATACCTTTGGCACTTTCCGATTCGTCCAAGAATCGGGAGTTGCCTTTTGCAGAGGTGCAACCCACCAGGGTTACACTTAAGCAAAGGTTATCCAGGTTTATCCAGAAATAGGATAAGTCACCTAGACAGAGGATGTAGTTAAACAACCC